CCTGAAGCTGCTAGAGCACTTGCAACATCTGAAGAACAGATGATGAAGTTACCTTTACCGCGACGTGTTTCTTTCGCGATTGTGTTAGCTTCACGATCTAGTTGTACGCCTAGACCTTTGAATTTTTCTGCAGACCAACGACCATCAGCATCTGAAGACAAGTCAAAGATACCTTTAGTTGTTACGTTCGCTTGACGTGCACCAATTTTCGCTTGAGCGTTAACTGTACGTACGACTTCACGGTTGATTTCCGCTAGGATCTCAGTTGAAAGAATGTTTGCCAACTCTGTCTCTGCGTCCAAGCCATGAATTGCTTTCAAGTCTTGCGCTAGTTCTAGAGTGTATTCTGCTTTCAACGCACGTGATTTTGCAGTAACAGTTGCTTTTTCAATGGTGAAGCCCATTTCTGCAAACGCTTGTGCGCCTGAAGTACCTAGTGCTTCTGCCTCAGCAGTTGTCATTGCGTCGCCAGTGTATGGCGCGTAGGACGCGCCTGAGTCAACCAATGTGCCGTCAGCGTCTGTGTCTGTAACACCGCTTAAGCCTGATGGTGAACCATTTGCTGTTGTCGCTGAATCACCTGAGAAGTTGACTGCTGCTTCATCGAACAGTGCTTCGTCGTTTACTGATACACCAGCTGTTGTTGTTTTGTAACGTGATTTCATCGCGAAGATCAAACCTGTTGGACCTGACATTGGCTGAACGCCACAAATGTCATAAGCCATCAAGTTTGGCATAGCACGACGAACTAGTGAGATTAGAATTGGGTTCCAGTTAGATGCGGCACCAGTACCACCATCTGTTGATGAAACACCATTACCAGCTGCGTTAGCCGCAACTTCGCTAATCATGCCTTGCTCCATAAGAGCTTTTTCTGTGTTCTCCAGAACGGCAGCAGTAACCGAGCGCTTGTGCGCTTCCTCGATTTTACCAGCTGACTCTTCGTTCAATACTGGAGACCATTTCTCTACGAGACGATCATAAGTTTCCATTATAGGATCTCCTTAATTATTTTGTTGTTTTTCTTAGGGCTTGAAGATAAGACTCCATCATCGCATTCGTTTCAACAGCTTCATCCGCTGTATCATCTTCTGATTCTTCTGCAATAACGGAAGTAGCAGTTTTTTCTTGCTTGAAATATGATTCTTTCAAAGTTGCAACTTTTGCTGCAAATGCTTCTTCTGATTCAAACTCTACGCTTTCTGCTAGTGAGATAAGCTTTTCTACTTGAGTTTCTGCTAGATCACGTGAAGCTTCACGGATAATATCCTTACGCTTATATGATTCTAGTTCTTCTGCAATTTCGATAGCTTTTGCTACAGCGTCATTGTAGCTTTCTTCAAGCTCTTCATGTGCTGTTGCAAGTTCATCTACTAGGTCGACCTTAGATTCAGGAACATCAACATAAGATTCTACAAATAGGTCTTTCAACTTATTCATAAATCCTTCAGCAACTTCAGTACGTAGTCCTGATTGAATTGCTAGTTTGTTATCTTCCATCCACTGCTCAACCACATAGTCGAGGTAGCTGTCTACTTTTTCTACTAGATCTGTTTTGATAGAAGTTACTTCCTCATCAAGTTGAGTTGCGTATTCTTCTTCCAAACGATTGATCTCTGTAGCAATTTTAGACTTAACCGCTGCTTCAAAGATTACTGCTGTTTTGGCTTTAAACTCTTCTGAAAGAGTTGCCTCAGATTCAACCAGAGCACTTAGGTCTTCACTAAAGTCTCCATCGAATTCAACATCTTCGGCCTTCATCGCTGCTGGTGCAGCAGGTGCTTTTTGCATTGGTTCGCTGTTGCTCTTATCGCCTTTACGAGCTTTCGCTTTAGGGCCTTTATTTTCAGCTGCATCAACAGATGCTACTGATTGAGCTTCAGCATTTTTTGGATCATGAGCTTCTTCGATTTCCTCGTCGAGCTCGACATCCTGGTCTTGTACTTGATCAGTCATGTTTGACTCCTTAATATTGATTTGTTTTCAGTAACGAGAGGAAATTCTTATACTCACGAACTTGCGTTTCATATAGATCCGCACGTGTCGCACGTTTAATTTCAGTCTCTATTTTTTCAATTTCTTGAGCTTCAATGATGCCATTATTCCAGACCCACTCTACACCTTCCATAATTCCATTAACAAAAGCTTGTGGAGCAGATGGATCTTGTACGATATCAACCGTATTAAGCATAAAGTCATCTTTGACGTACATAGTACCGTTACGTTGCTCAAGGCTACCCATACCACGAGTTGAGACACCTAGTTGAACACCACCCTCAAGCAAACCTTTTACAATATTGCCCATTGGAGTATCCAAAATTCGTGCCTTTCCCATAACATTATTTCCCTCAATTTGAAGGTCAGTAATCTTATGAGATACTTTATCTAAGTTGACAGTTGGTCCTTCAGGGTGGTTTAATTCCCCAACCGCTCTGTCCTTAGAAACCTGTTCATCGACATATTTACCAACTGCTCTTTCCATTACAGCTTTTGGATAAATACGTCCATTTCTATTTTTAGATTCAGCCATAGCAAAGATGCCCTCAATCATATGAGATTTAGAGCCATCTTCTTTCTTTTCAACGACGCACTGAACATCAGTTTCAGTGTATTCTGTAATTAGCTTCATCTACTTACCCTTATATTGTTTAACAAACTCTTTTGCCATTTTCTCTGCTTCACGCTGAGTTTTATAAGCATCAAGTCTATCACCGTCGATGTACACTACAAAGCCATTTGTCTCTTTAGTAATTTTAACGGGAATCCTATCCATTTTGGTATTCAATACTTGTTTACCAGATGGTTTCCTACCC